ACGATGACCGGGCGTTTTACGTCGGCGGTTGGATCGGCTTCCCAGATATTCCCGCTGGCATTCAACAGGCGATAGTTGGCAAATTCGTACATTGCGCCACCACCACGATACCGGTTGTTATGTACTTGCACCGTAGAGTTGTAGCAGCGATAGCCCGGACCGTAGCTCATATTGTCGAGCTTGATCATCGTCGTCGTGATGTACTGCAAGTCATAGACCGGCATCTCGACATCATTGTCGAGCATCTTGAAGCCCTTCACGCCGCACACGCGGACCGAAGTCCGCCAACCATGCGCGGTCGGATACTCATGGACCGAGCCGGGGTGTGGTCGTACCGTGTTGTTTTGGAACGTCGCGCCATTGGTTGCAAAACACAGGAGCGCGTACTTGACGATAAACATCTCGTTGTTTCGCACGACGACATTGGTGACCGGATTGAAGAACCCTTCCGCGCCTTGACCGACAGTTGTGGGACTGTCGCCAGGGTTGGGTCGGCCCGTGCCTCGCGTCAGCACCGCGGTCGCACAATTTTCGAACCGGCAGCCTTCGACTAGGACGTTCTTGAACGGCACGTCGAGCTGCGAATAGAAATCGACACAGGCCGCGTCGTTCGAGTTCTGGTTGATGATCTCGCCAAAAAATCCCATGTCACGCACGGTGACGTTGCCAGCACGGAACTGCAAAAGCCCGTCAGTCCCCAGCTGATACTCAGTCGCGACGCTCCCCGGCGCACCCTGGCGGAACAGTTCGAGGCGGCTATTGTCAGGACCATTGCCGATGACCGTGATCGGCTTGGTAAAGATCGTGTTGGCGCGAATGCCATTTACCGACTTTACCCGGACGATGTTGCTGCCCCACATGAGCGTCGCGCCGGACGGCAATAGCGCATCGATCGTGCTGGTAACGATTTGCTGCGAGTCACCTGCGTTGGACGGCTGCCACCAGTCGAGCGAGTACATGCCGAACTTCACATGCCGTTCGAACCACAGACCGTTGTCGGCACGGATATACAGGCCCTGATACGGGTCGCTGGCAGGCGGGACGAAGCTGGCTTCGCGCACGCGGAAGGTGCCCGAACGTTTTCCGGCATTCAGCTGCCAGACGTCGCCTTCGGTGACAGGCCGTGATTTGAGCTGGGGAATGCCATAGGCGACGTTCCCGGCGGCGCCTGGATTGCCTTTGTCGCCTTTGTAATAGGCCTGGAGAAACGGGACCATCGCGAGCGCGAGGGCCGACATGACCATGCGCCTGGTTCGCCCGCCCTTCACGACAGGGATCAGTTCGGAGCCGTCGGCCTGAGCAAGCTCTTCGAGAACGGAAATCTTTGCCATATCAATGTCCTCGCGCGAACCAGCGAAAGCCGCCAGCCGCGTCTGCCGTGGGTGTCTTGTGATTTTGCGCGTAAAGCTGCGCGCTGGCGGCGTTGAGTGCCACTTCCTGTACGGTCGACTGGCCGTCGTTCGACTGGCTGGTGTTGATGATTGTGCAGAACACGCCGTCACACGCTGTCGGGAATGGCCAGGGGAAGTTGAGCGTGAAGCTGGCCTCGCTGCCGGGTAACGCCGACACGCCCATCATCTCGACGCTGCCATCCGAGAAGCGACGGTAGCGGTTCGCACCATCCGACTTGTTCTCGACCAGGTAGACGATCCCCGCAGCGGTCAGCGCGGCCGGGGTCGCGGCGACGTTGCCGGCACTGCCGGCGAGCAACTGTGCAGGTGTCGCGATCGGGACCGAGATTGTGAGATCGGTCGACAGCGCACCACCACCCAGCGCAAGGCCGCTGGTATCGACGCGGCGGGCAAGCGTGACGCGGTTCGCAATGTTCACGAGGATGTTGGCAAGGCCAGCTGGGGTCACCGCCTTCGTGCCGACCGCTCCCGCATCGACTTCGGCAAGGCTCGCCGCGGGTACGCCGATGGTTACGTCGCCAGTCAGCTCACCACCGCCGACAGCAAGGCCGCTCGCGTTTACCCGGCGTTGCATCGTCACCCGGTTCGCGATGGCGGCAAGAACATTGACCAGACCGGCCGGGGTCACCGCTTTCATCCAGACCAAGCCGGCATCGACTTCCGCTATGCTGGCGGCGGGTACGCCGATCGTCACGTCGCCGTATAGATCGCCTCCGCCGACCGCGAGCCCGCTGGCATTCACGCGTCGGCTCATTTGCACGCGGTTGGCTATCGCCGCGAGCATGTTGACCAGCCCGGCGGGAGTGACGGCCTTGTCGGTGACAATGCCAGCATCAACCTCAGGCACGCTGGCCGCGGGAACGCCGATCGTCACGTCGCCAGCAAGGTTGCCCCCGCCCACCGCAAGCCCGTTCGCGTTGACACGTCGGCTGGCAAACAATGCCGCCAGTCTGGCCTGCAAGCTTTTAGGGGTCACAACGCGAACGGAATCGACGCCGTCTGCGACTTCCACGTCGGTCGCCAGCTCGACGAGGCCCTTGGTTTCGGTCGTTGCGGGTGGCAACAGGAAGTTGGTGTCGCCAAAGCTGACACTTGCAACATTCGCGGCGGGGAAGGCGATATCGATCGCCAGAAGGTTCGACGCCTGTGCAGATTTTTGCACGATGCGCTCGGCCTGACCATAGATCGCAAAGAGCGTTCCGTCCGAAAGATAGAGCCCGAAAGCCCGAACGCCGTAACTGACGGCCGCATCATCACGCACGACCAGGTGCACGATGTTGTCCCCGACTTGCGCGCCCGAGATCGTGTCGATGCGGCGCACCTCTCCGGGGAGCGCTGTCAGTGTCGGAGCTACGACGATCACGTTATCGGTTACGCCGACTGCCGAGATGCGCATATCGGTGGCGTTGCCGAGCTGTGCCGCGGTGAAGCGAGCAAGTCCCGCATTCGTCATCGTCAGTGTGAGTGCGGGCGTCGTCATGCAGCATCCTCGAGATAATCGCCGGTATCGTCTTGCAACGGCTCGCCGTCCTCCGTCTGGAGGTAGGCATCCCACGGCGCGGCCGGGGCGGTACCGAGTGCCATGTCCTGGCGAAGCAACTGAGTCGCACGCGCCGCCCCCATGACACCGATCGTACCAGCAACAGACAGCTGCTGGACGAACTGGAAGTGCTCCCGCAGCGGCTTCACGCGGTTGACCTCACGGATGACGGCATCCGCGAACGCGCTCGTCGCGCGCGTGCCACCTGGCGCGCTGCCGTCGACCGTCAGCGGCAGGATGACCTCAAACGTGTGCGGCGCGCCGCGCGGCACCGTCTCGTGCCATTCGACGATGCGCGCGAGCTGGTCGAAGCGGCGCAACACGATCTCGACGGACAACCGGGTGCCCTTGATGCGGTGGAGCGCGATAGATTCGGCAACGGCCTGGCGCTTGACAGCCTCGGTCCATTCGGCGTCCCAGCTATCTGCCGACAGAGCCCAAGCAAGCCATGGTAGCCATTCGGCCTGTATTGTGCCGGGATCGAGCAACGTGTCGATGGGCGCGGTGATCGCGCCGACACGCGATGTCGCTGACTCGAGCGCGCGTTCAAGAGGGGTGGCATTGGGGGGCAGCAAGGTCACGACGCGAAACCACCGTGCGTGACGCTGATGGCGGTGCAGTTCGCCACCTGCGTCATCGAACAGACGATATCAGCCGGGAGATCGAGATCTATACGGTGAACGCCTGCCGGACTGAGCGCGGTCGTAAGGCCAGTGCGCGTGATCGCCCGACCGAGCTTGCGGTTTTCCGCGAGGAAGGTGTTGAGCGCGGTACGCGCCGCGGCGACGAGCAGATCGGGATCGGGACCCGCAAAGGTGATCAACCGCGCAGTAATCACGTAGGGAACGACCGTGGCGGACGCGACGGTGACATGATCGCCGAGCGGACGGATGGCGGGACTGGTGACGATCGCCGCTACTTTTGCCACCAGCTCGGCCGAAGCGGTTCCGTCGCCACCGCGAGACAGGACCGATACCAGGACTTCGCCCGGCACCGGCGAGACCGCGCTGGCGTCGAGGACGTCGGCCGACGCATCCTTCGCATGCTTCACATAGGCAAGCTCCGGGCCGGCAACGGAGAAACCCTCCGGGGCGAGGGTGATGCGCTGGCGCAGGCGATCGTCGTCTTCGTAGACCGCCGCTGCGCCGGTAGCGGCATTGGCGGGGGTGACGATCTGGCGGGCGACGCCGACTAGGACGGCAAGGTGATCGAGCCGCGCCCCGGTCGCATAGGCGACGAACAATTGCAGCGCGCTGTCCTGGAACGCCTGGCGCAACAGCAACTCACGGTATGCCGCCGTGTGCAGAACCTTGACGGCGGGATCGCTGTCGATCGTCGCATCGAAGCTGGGCAACAGCATCCGCACCTGCGTGACCATCTCCGCAAGGATGGTCTCGAAGTCCTTCTGCTCGACGATCGTCGGCGCAGCGAGG